CGCCGACGCCGCAGCCGAGGCTATCGCCTGCAGCTTTCACAACCTGCCCGCCGGCCACGTCCCGACGTATCACGAGAAAGAGCAAACATCCGGAGGCTACGCGGCGGAATCGTGGACGACCAACTACCTCACCATCCACCCGCACGAAATCGACCACGAGCACGCCGACCAGCTACCGCCGTTCGTCGCCGCGATTCTGTGGAACGTCCGCCCCTACGCGTCCAACGACGCCCGCCGGACCCCGACTGTGAGCGTGGCCGCTTTCATCACGCCGACCGGCGGCCGCCTGGCCCGCACCATGACTACCGAAACTGCCGCGGCCATCGAAGCCGAAACCGCCGAGCTGCTTGAGGGATTTAGCCCGCGTGCCCGCTGACCCGGCCGCCCCCACGCCGGCCCCGGCATCCGCCGCGGCCGGCCAGGGGGATGCCGGCGACAACCGCCGACCAGCCCAAAGCAACCACCACCGAGGAAACCGCGACCATGGAAAACGCAACCAAAGAACAGAGCGCCGAACGTGATTCAGCCGCATCATTTTGGGCGGCCCAATGGGGGTGCAATGCCATTTACAAAGACGTGCCGATCGGCGGAGTTTTTAGGTATCGAGCAAGCCCGCCCGGAGAGTTTTTTGTGAAGGAAAAAAATGGCTTCCGAACAATTCAAGGAGGAGCACCCACCGGAAGATTGTGGAAAACAGGACAGCGCACAGCGGTTGTTTGGTCCCGAGGATAGCCGACCTGCCCGCACCCCACGGCGACAGCGGCCGCGGGGAGACGGGCCGGCCGACCGCCGGCCAGCCCCACCACCACCACCACCACCACCACCACCCCCGAGGAGCCCCGCCGATGAGCCCGACCGACCCGACGCTTTGGATGGATCACCCGCAGGCGACCAAGCATATCGACCACGCGGCATACCCCAGGCTTTGCCGGACACGATCCGACGCCGAGCTGCTCTATGTCATCGCCGACTGCCAGGCCACGCTTTCCGCATGGCCCGACCAGCCCAACCACGGCTACTATGCCGACGAAATCAACTACTGTGCCGACGAGCTGGCCCGCCGCCGCCGAGGCGGTCGCCGGGCCAGCCCGGCCGCGGCCTGCACCGCCGAGGTGCTCGATTGACCGCCGGCCGGCAAGTCGCCGAGGCAGCCGGATACCGCCGAGGCAGCCCAATACCGCCGAGGCAGCGAAATACCGCCGAGGAGCCTTGACCCTATGCCACGAACGGCAATACTACCGCCATGCCCAAAGTTGACCCTGCCCTTTACTGCTCGATCCAGACCGCGGCCCGCATCATGGGGCTTTCGCGGCAGCATGTTCACCATTTGCTGCGCAATGGTCGCCTGCGTTGCATCGACATTGAGGGGTATCGGTTCCCGCTCCGTGCCGATTGCGAGAAATACGAGCGCGACCCGACGCAGCCCGGCCGGCCCCGCACCAAGGCGGCCGACGGCAGGGATTGAAATATGCCGCCGAGGCAGCCGTGAAGATCGAAACGACCCTATACGTCCGCGTGGGCACCGCCGCGGCCCTTGCCGACGTGTCCCGGTTTTGGATGCTGCAGCACGTCAAGGCCGGAAAAATCCCAGGCGTCGCAATCGACGGCCAATGGTTTGTCCTCCGGTCCGCCGCCCAGGCATTTTCGAGGCACCCCACGGCCGGCAGGCCCGCCAGCCCGGCTACGCTCGCGAAACGGGCCCAGGCCCGTCGCCGGATCGCAAAGAAATGATTCTCGCTTGCCGATGTATTGCCGGTCGCATATAACCCTTTACCGCCGAGGAGCTTGCCGATGCACGAGATCGAATGCCTTGCCGATGCCGGCTGCCAGTTTGTCCGTGTCGCACGCGGTGAAAAGCGCCCGCTCGGTGCGGGCTGGCAGCACCGAGGCACTTCCGACGCCGCCGAGGTAGCCCGGTGGCTGGCGGCCGGCTCCAACGTGGGCCTGTTGCTCGGGCCGGCATCCGGAGTGGTGGACGTGGAATTTGATACCGCCGAGGGGCTGGAGCAACTCTCGGCCTTCGGCGTGCTCGACGTGCCGACCCCCTCGTGGCGTTCTGCCCGCGGCGAGCACCGGCTTTTCCGCTGGGAGCCGTGGATGCCGGCCGCGGCTGTCATCAAGGCCGAGGCACTGGAGATTCGGCTTGGCGGCCGGGCGGCGCAGAGCGTGCTGCCGCCTTCCACGCATCCGACCGGCGCGGCCTACGAATGGATTGCTCGTCCGCAGGAGGTTGCCGTGGCGGCGTTCCCTGCTCAACTCATGGCACGGGAGGCTATGACGTGATAAACGGATTCGACGGCGACGACGAAAAGACGTGCGAAAACTGCCGGTTTTACGCATTGAACTACCACAAAACCGGCGGCGAATGTCACAGGTACGCCCCTCGCCCGCGAGCGACGATAGACGACGGCTACAGGCACGTCGTGGATTGTCATTTCCCCTACATGAGCGGTGACGATTGGTGCGGCGAGTTTGAGCCACACCCTCTTTCGTCAGAGCAAAGGGCTGCGCAGCGAAAGTGTCACGAGGATTTCGTCGCGAAACTGGAAAGAGAGCGAGAGCGCAAACAGTCGCCGGATACTGCACCATGACGCGCCCAAACTGGCCCGCAATTATGCACGCCTTGGTGTTGGTCCGGCTCGGGCAAGAGCTCGGCACCGACGGCGAACTCGCCCGCGGCGTGCATGCCGTCATCGAAATACTACTGGCCGTGCTCCGGTGACGCCGCGAGCTGGCGGGACGTGCGGCGCAGGTAGTCGCGCCACGCATCGGACCGGTCCCAGCGTTCGAGGCACACGGCGGCGATGCCAGACACCGTGCCGGCGAGCAGCAGCTTCCAGAGCGGCCCCACTCCGCAGAGCAGTTCGTACTCCTCGCGGACGCGGGCTCGGCAGAGGGCCATCGCATGCCGCCTCGCCGGAACGCTTCTGCCGGCCTCGTCCAGATGGCGGCACGGCCAGTTCCGCAGGACGACGCGAGTTATGAGGGCGAACCGGCGTTCGCCGAGGGTGGCGACGCGTCCGGGCATGAGCCGCCGCAGCTCACGCTCGATCGGCTCCAAGTCAGCCACGGCCGCCCCCTCAACGCTTACACTGGCCGTCGGGGCAGCCGTTGCACGCCTGGCACTTCCAGCGGGCTCCGTTCTTGACCGTGAACCCCTTACCGTCGCACGCCTGGCACCGGCGGCGGGCGGGCCGGTCCGGCTCCATCGAGGCCCGGGCGAGCGTCACCGCGGCCGCGGCCGCCGGCCGCTCACGCTCGATCGCGTTCGGCTCGGCAGACAGCCAGACCATGAATCCGACGATCCAGTGCCAGATCGCTTTCATTCCGGCCTCTCCGTGAAGGTCCGCCAGACCCAAATGGCGCCGGCGGCACCGGCCACCGACCACAGCAGGCCGGCCGGACGGTATCCGCCACCGCTCAGGGACGACTCCAGAGCCCCGCCGGCCACCGACCCGACCACGCCGCAGGCGATGGTTTCAAGGCCGGTAGCCTTGCCGCCTGACCGGATCGGCAGCAGCCAATTTCCGACCGCTCCGGCAACCCACCCAAAAATGATCCAGCCGAGGAGCCCAAGCATCACCACCCCCGCCTGTTGTCGAGTGTCGCGTATCCGTCGCTCCCGATGGACGCCTGGACGACCGGCCGCTCGGCCGTCGGGTTTCGCTCGGCCACGAGCGCGATCCACAGGAACGTCTTTGCCGCACGGGCAAGAAACTTGAGGACCGGGCGAGGCTTGGCCGGTGCCCACGGGTGCGGGGCCGGGCCACTGCCGGAGGCGAACGAGCCGAGGAGCATCCCGGCCACGAGCAGCACCGCCGCGCCGGCAATCAGCTTGCGATTGGTCATCGTTGCCTCTCGAACCACACCCGGTTGTCCAGCTCACGCCACCGAAAATTTGCCCCGCCGATCGCGAAGCAGTCGCCTTGCTGCAGGGCCGCCTCAATGTCGGCCCGCGAGGCCCAAAATGACCCGTCAGGCTGGTCGCTTGGCCACTTCGGCCCGGAGCACCACCGCAGGCTCCAACTGTTCTGAATCAGGCCGCCGTCGCGCGATCTCGGATCGTCCGGCCGCTGGTGGCGGACCGCCCATACCAGCATCGCGTGAGCCCAACTCTTGCCGCGGAGCAGAAAGCCGTCCGCATCGCGGACCGGGTTGGCCCCGTCCCATCGGCCGTACCCGACCGTCGAGCACAGCACGACAGGCGAACCACGCTCCACGCTGGCACAGAGCTCCTGCCAGGTGAGCACCTGAGCGACGGCCGTGGCCCGCAGTTCGTGGGCCTTGGTGGCGAGCGTGCTCGGAACGCCCGTTCGCCCCCACTGCCGCGACAGGCGAATCGAATACTGCGACAGGTCGGCGTCCGGGTATGCCTCGCGAAACAGGATGCCGCCGATGCCGGCCGTCTTGCACTGGCCGCTGACCCAGCGGGCGGCCGCCGCACCGTATGAGCCGTCCCCGCCGGAATTGACCGTCAGCGGAGGCATCCGCCCGGCCGTTCGCGAGCCGCCGTAGACAGGCTCCGTGGCGACGTTGGCCGGGGGCTCGCCTTTGGCTCCCGCGACCGCCCAATCGACCGCGAGGGCCGTCTGGCAGCCAAGGCCGAACGCCATCGAGACGCACGTCCCGGCGTCTCCCTGGTCCCAACATTGCCACGGACCGCCGTACTTGGCCCGGTGAGCCTGATCGGTGAACCGATAGAGGAACGTGTCCACCCCGCGAGCCCTGTCCATCGCCTCGCGGCCGGCCTCGGCGAACGTCGGACGGTCGAGCTCAGCAAGAAACTGCCGGGTGCCGACCGGATCGGGCAGATAGCCGTACTGGCCTGCCCCGATGGGCCGTGCCGCACCAAGCAGCGCGTAGCCGACGGACGCAACAGCGATCCCGAGAAGGCCGAGGAGCAGGCCGAGGCGGACGCGTGGGCTCACTGCACGGCCTCCGCCGCGGCCTTGCTGATCTGCCGGAAGGCTTCCACCCAAGCAGACCGAGAGGCCGCCGTCAGGTTGCCGCCGGCCTTGCCTGCCTTCGCGTCAAGGAACGCCCCGATTGCCTCGCGGGCTGCCGGGTTCCGTTCGCCAAGGTGCTCGCCGGCACACCGCAGCTCCCGGGCTCGCGTGCGGAGCAGTTCGATCTGTTGGCCCGTCTTGATTGCCGGGTCCGGTTGCTGGCCGTCCCACTCCAGTTCGTCGGCCAATTCGGCCGTCAAGCCGGCCGTAATCGCTGCATCGGCCGCGCTGGTGAACTTCCCGGCGAGGGACAGGACCGACGGCACGGGTTGCGGCGGCGGCGACTCCTCGGCGCCCGGCCACGCGAACGCCACCGCCGCAGCCGCCACAAGGGCAGCCGCAGCCAGGTGCCGCGTCGAGACGGCCGGCGGATTGGCGAGCGCCACCTTCTGCGCGAGAGCCTTGATCTGATCCGCAAACGCAAACGCGCCGGCGGCGAGGATGAGCAGTAGAACGATCATTTGGCGGCCCTCGTGAGCGGCAGAACTTGCTCTAGGATGCCGCCGGCAATCGCGATCACGAGCGCCCGGGCGGCTGGGCGGACCACCAGCCAGAGCGGATAGGCGAGCATCGGCACGCAGCGGTCGGCAACGGCGTCGAATAGCATGCCGACGGCCTCGATCACGGCGGCACGCTTGGCTGCGCCGGTCATGCCCGTCACGGCGTCGAGCGTCTCGGCGGCCAACCGGATGAGAGCCGTGAGCAGTTCGCCAAACTCGCCCCAGGTCAGCCCGTCACTCGCCTTGGTTCGAGCCGTGTCGATGAACCACTGCACGCGCGCGTAAAGGTCTTGAATGGTCACGCTGTTGTCGTCCATAGTCAGGTGTCCGAGTAGGTGCCGACGCCGACGAGCAGGATGTCGAGTTCCACCGCCATTGCCGACGGGTTGGCGACGTAGATCACGTCGTTCGTGTTGTTCGTGACCGTAATGCCGTCCTGGTAGTCGGCCCAGCGGTATTCGCCGCCCCGGCCGATCCGGGCGGCATAGGCCGACGTGTCGGCCGGACCGATGACGCCCCACAGGACGTGGGCACCAGACTGCGTCGTGTTGCACACGACGAACAGCTCTTTCAGCTTGGTGAGCGACACGCTGCCGCCAAAGCCGAAGACCGTTGCCCCGAGGTCCGTCAGGTCGAACGAATACACCTGGCCGGCCGCGATCGTGACCCGGTTCCGCCACGCGGCGTTCGCCTGCCCGGAGCCAGTGCCGTTGTCCACCGTCCTCGTGACACGCAACTCCACGCTTTCGGCGGCCGACCCAAGGGCCGGAGCATCGGAGAGCGAGTAGGTCGTGCGGGCCGAGCCGCTGACGGTCAGTGTCGTTGCCATTATTTCACCAGCCCTTGCGAGTAGAGTTGCTTGGCCGTCTCGACCGAGCACTTCAGTTCAAATGCCAGTTGCTCGAAGAACGTAATCGTCGGCCTCGGTCGCGACGTGATGCAGCCGATCCCGACGCGTTCCCGGCTGGAATAGTGAACGTGCGTGCCGCCGTGATTCGGTGGCGCGAGCTCCTCGCGGCCACCACCGGAGCGACGGAACTGACATTCGCTTGTCCGCGCCCGGTCGATCACGTCCCACGTCCTCCTATTCCCCATTGTACGCCTGTTCACCGGGCTCCCATAGCCGCTCAACCAGCTTCCGGAGGGCGGCCGGCGTGCTGCTGTTCTCGATCACCGAGTCGCCCGGAGCGATCTCAATGCCGGCCTCTGACAAATGGCCGTCCCGGCCCACGCCCGGGCGGGCGACGTGCCAGATGGCCCCGCCGCGACGGCGGATTTCCTGCGCCTCGTTCTCGAACCGCACGTCCGCGAAGACGATGGTCTGAATGCCGGCATCAAACGCGGCTTGGGCACGGTCCATGCCAATATGGACCCAAATGTCCCTTGCCACGGTTTCCCGGCCCCATTCGGTCCCGAGGGTCTGGAGCAGTTCCCGCGACGTTTTCCCCAGCCACTCGATCGGCCGGGACTTGACCGCCGGATGCCGCAAGACGTTTTCCGGCAGGCCGGTAATGACTGCCAGCATCGCGTAGAGCGGGTCCGCGAACTGCATGACGAGCGCCCCGGGGACCATTGACGCCACGAGCGTCTTTCCGGCCCCGGCCGGGCCGGTGATGCCAACGAGACGGGAAACGCTGCCGCCGTAGGACTGCCTGGCGATCACCGCCGGGCTCGTCCTCCGTTTGACGGCCTCCCACGCGGCGAGCAGCATGTCGGGGTCCGGGCCACTGACCGGGACCGGCCCTTCCTGCACTGCCGCAGGCCGCGGTGCCTGGCGGGATTCGACCGCCCGCCGCAGGGCCGCGTTTTCGTCGTTCAGCTTGTCGATCGTCTCCAACAGTTCCCTCCGTTCCATCACTAGCCGCATGGAATCTGCAGCCACCGACCCGGCCGACCCGGTCCACGCACCCTGATAGCATCGCGCCCGCCGGACGCAGTCCTCGACGTATGACTCGTCAAGCATCGGGCCGCTTCCTCAGATCGCGGTCGCACCACACCGGCATGGCACGGGTGCATTCACGCCGCTCGCCGTCCACGATGACGAGCGATTGGCACGGGGCTTCGGCTTCGGCCCGGATGCGCAGGGCGAATGCGTTCATGCCCACGAGGCTGCCGTTTGAAACGTACCGGCCGCGGAGCCATCCCCATTGGTGCCAGTGCCCAAACAGGTCGAGGTCCGCGCGCCGCGAGCGGTTCCAGGCGGCGATCGCCTTGTTGGCCGGGATGGTGATCCCGCCGATGCCGCCCTGATACCGGCCGATCGAATGCCCGTGGTGGTAGCGGACAGTGAACCCGTCGAGGTCGAGGTAGCCTAGGTATCCCTCGGCGATGTCCCAGCGGACGTTTCGCCGGCCCTCGGCCTCCCGCATCATCAGATATGCGTTTTGCTCGAAGGAATGCTGGTGCTCGGTCGCCATCCGCGGCTTGCCGTGATTCGACCGGCCGTGATTGCCCGGCTGGGTGACGACAATCACTTCCCGGGCCATGTCGGCCGCCATGTCGATGAGCCCGCGGAGCCGGGCGGCCGCCCACCGCATCGCCTCCATCGGGGCAAGGCTCGTGGTTTCGGCCAGTTCCTCGTGGATATGGCCGGAAATAAAGTCTCCAAGACAGGCCAGCACGATCCGGTCGATTTTGACCAGCCGGCGCTCGTGCTCGATCAGAATTGCGAGCCGCTCGGCCAGTTCCGCAATTCGCACGTCGGCCGTGGCGAGGTCGAACCGATTGGCGCCGCTGGTTTGCTCGCGCGTGACCGTCTCCTCGACATGCCAATCCGACAGCACGGCGATCGCCGTGGCCGTCGTCCGCGACTTGCCGGCCGGCTTGTTGCGAAATACCTTCCCTTCGATCCGACCCAGCCCGGCCAGAGTCGCCGCCCTCGCCTTTTCTGCATCCAGCGCCGCGAGGGACGCCTTGTAACGCCCGCGCAGGCTCGCGTTCTCAGCCCGCAGGCGGGCGAGCTCGGCGTCGGATTGGAGCCGGTCGTCCGTCGCGAGGTCCGCAACGGACGCGGCTACGCTTTGTTGTTTCGCTGCCTTAGCCATCGGCACACCGCGTCGAATGAAGGAAGTGGATCAACGCCCAGCAGCCTGGCGACTTCGATTACTGCCCGAGCGTAAGACGCCTGCGAATGCTTGCTGGAATCCCACTGCTGCCGTGCTTGCTCAAATTCGGCGCGCAGGTCTGCGGGCATCTTGGTGATCCACGACGCGTAGCCGAATCGCGAGGCATGGATGCGAGCCACGACCATTTCCTCGACAGTCTCTTTGCGGGCCATGCAAACCCTCCAATGAGAGCGTCGCGAAAACCGGCTGGCGGTCAACCGCCGACGCCCAGCCGTTTTCCGATGGCGTTGAGCCACTCTTTCCTATCTTCACACCCGCAGTTATCCCAGCCGAGAACCATCGCCAGCACGTCCATTCGGCTTTTTGTGGCCCCGAGCGCAGCGAAGATTGCCTCCACCCTATCGCCGAGCCCTCGCAGCTCGTGCTCTGGCAGTTGCGGGGCGTCAGTCATACGTCAGCCGCATCAGGTATCGCGACATGGAAAACCCGTACCGGCCCTGCCAGAACAGCTTGTGCGTAAAGCATTCCGCTCTCTCCGTAATCGACGGACGATCCGGGTACACCCAGTTTGCGGCGTATGGCACAACGTAGTTCACCATCGCGTGTTGGTCATTCACCCACGCGTTTACTGTCCACTGCTCGTTGTTGACTTGCCCAACAACCATCTCTCTCTTGAATTCCGCCACCAGTCGGAGCGGGAAATCAAGGCTTTCGATTTGGGCCTGCTGTGGCTGGTTAGGCGAGTCGTTCACAAAAATCACTGTGGCGGAATGTCCATCAAAGCTGGATTCGTCCGGCACGCCCCTCGCAACCGTAAACCCGAAGTACGCTCCGCCCGGACTGAATCCCCACGAATCCAAATCGGCCTCCATGCGGATGGTTGCGTTCACGAGCGGCTGAATAAACGTGCGGCGACTGAGGTCGCCGCCCTCAATGAAATACCCCGGAATGGAATCCCCAAAAATCGGAAACGCCACTCCTGGGTCTAGGAACTGCATTAGCTCGACCGCCCCGCCCCACCCAGCGTTTCGCATTTCCTGCGCGGAGCCATACGCAAACAGCTCCTCAAAGTAGCTGCCCACACCGTCGCTGTCCTTTGGCGAGCAACAGCACTCGCTGCAACGGGAGCCGAGCATCATGTCCCGCACTCCGCCGCGATGAGGTGCCACGTCGCGCCGATCAGCCCGAGAGCCACCCACCGAGCACCCGACGGGCCGGTGGACAGCACGTTGACGGTCGCGAAGCGATTGGTAGCCGTCAGGCTGGCAATCGTGCCCGACGGACCCGTAACTCCGCTGGCGGTGTCGCCGGAGTATTCGTAGACCGTCGCCGCCGCGCCCTTGGCCCAGGTGCCGGTGATCTTTCCGAGTTTGAGCCCACCGCCGGCCCCTGCACCGATGCGGATAATCGCCCACTTGAGCCCTGTGCCTGGCTCCTTCCAGAGAATCGTGGCCTCGCCAGTAGACGCGGAATCGAGTTGGTCGTTACGCCCCGGCTTGGGCGTCGCGAACTGATGTGACTCCGACGACACGTTGAGTCTCGTTTGCACGACGCCGTCAATGGCAAACAGGCCGTATTCGCCGTTGGCTACTGGCTCCACGGCGACCACGAAACGCCCCTTGGTCGTGCTTGTCGCCAAGTCCACCGCTATTGCCGGCTGCCGCTCGAATTGCTGCAGGGCCGTCCCGGTCACAGACCCTGACGGCAACGGGATCACGCCCGTGATCGCCATGCACCCCCAGCGCGACACGCCGGTAGACGATTGGTTTTTGCCGATGATCGTGAAGTTGATCGGACGCGGCTCAAAAGGGCCGAGGTTCGTGAGCCCGGCAGCGGGATTGACGGCATCCACCATCCGATTCCAGGTGCGCGCCGAGACGGAAAGGGGCTGCCCCTGCCGGGCCTTGGAGAAATCGTTCACAACTCGGCCTCTTTCGGGTCGAGCGGGTGGACGAAAGCTCCGGTGTTGGCGGTATTCGGCCGCAGATAAATCCGCTTCCATGCGGTGCCGAGCTGCAGGAGCGAGAAATCCTTGCGTTCGTACAGCCGATCCACGAACACGAGTTTCGGGAACCGGAGCAATTTGGACTGCTCCTCTTTGGCAGCGTATTCGACCCACAGCAAATCCCAGCCGGCCTTCGATGCAACTTGAATGTTGCCAACCGTGAAATTGCTGCGGTTGGCTCTCGCCGAGAACTGGAATGTCACGACGACCATCGCCGCCCCTGGCTGCACGTCGCCGCGGGCACCCATGAACAGCAGTTCGCCGGGCTCGAAGATTCGCCACTTCCGCAGGTTCACCGTGCCGGTCATGTCGTAGAGCGTTTTGATGTACGGCGTCTGCGAGCTGGATGGCGTGCGGCCGAAAAGGTATTCCGACGGGATGCTCCACGTCTCCGAGAACTGGAAGGCCGGCACGGTAATGTCCGCACCCTGCACGCTGTTTTCGTTGACGTTGAGGGCGCCGTGTGTGTCCCAGTGGTCCGGCGACAGTCCCCCCTGGCCGTCGAGCGTGTACGCGCTCTGGTATGCGGTCGCGTTAGGGCTGTCCGTCCATGCCTGGTAAACACGCTCGGTCGCGCCGGTCGTATCGAACGACAGGCCGCCGGCCACCATGTCGAACCCGTCCGGCGTTTGCTCGACGCGGGCGAGGTTGTTGGTGCGCTGGAGGATTGCCGCGTTTTCGTAGGTCGCTTCGATTTCGTACCAGCCGGCGCCGACAGAGTTGCACCGCAAGTCCGTGCGCTTGTGGCCGGAATAGAACTGCTTGGCGAGCTCCCCCCCCTTCGTCTCCGCCTCTTGGTAGCCGGCTTGCGAATGCACCAGAAACCGCAACTGGACGTTGCGGGAAAGGTTTCCCTCCGGCGTTGTCGCCAACGTGCCGGAGCCGCTATCGAACCGCTGAATGTCGTTTATGAGTGGCATGGCTACACGAACTGCGGTTGCGCGCCGCTGTCCAAGAGTTGTTTCAGCAGGGACACCATCCGGTCCGAATTGGCGGCAATCCGCTCATTGGCATTCACGAGGTCATCGGCGCCCCGGCCGCCCACGGCCGCTGCGGCCGCCTTCGGCACGGCCATGCCGTTTTGGAGCGCCTGCACCGGGGGAAGTGCCGGAGCCAGCCGCTCCAGGTTGTCCGCCATCCGCCGGGTGTTTTCGGCCGTCTCCTCGATCGGATTCAGTGCCGGACCGATGCCAAACTGGCCGGCGACCTGGCCCGTGAGCGTCGCCAGTGCCTCGCCACGCTTGCGTGCGAGGACGGGATCGCCCGGCTGCGCCATCGGATCGCCGGCCTTGTCTCGCTCCAGACCGTTGGGCTTGCCTTGCTCAACGCCGGCAGCGCCTTTCTTCTTGTTGCCGCCAAACATCCACCACGCGCCAGCGGCGAGCAACCCGCCGCCAATCAGCAGGCCCAAGGCAACCGCGGGGTTCTTGATTGCCCGGAGCGCCAACGCAGCTTTTGCGAGCCCCCAGGTTGCAGTCGTGATGGCTTGAATCGCCTTTACGATGCCCTTGCCGGAGCCGAGGATGAACTTGAATCCTCCCGTCACTCCGTAGAGGGCCGCGCTGGCAAGCAGGGTTGCCGTTCCAAACAAGAACATTCCGGCCGCCACGCCGGCAATCAGCTTTGACAGCAGCGGGCAGGCTTCCATGACCCGCCGCAGCCCGTCCGCGAGCGCCACGATCTGCGGCCCCAGCCAGCCCAGCGTTTCCGAGAGCGAGGTGCCGAACCCAATCGCGAGCATCTGGCCGGCCGACGACAATGCCCGCATGAATCCAGTGATGCCGGACATGACGATTCCGAACTTCTCGGCGACCGTTCGCGAGCGTTCCATCTGGTTTGCAATGTCGGCGAACCCTTTTTCGCCGATGTCCGCGAACGCCGTAATCACCTTGAGCCCGCGAACGTCAAACACCTTGACAAGCGCCTCGTCGGCCAGAATGGCGTCGCGAGCGCTCTTGCTCATCTTGCCAAGAACACGCTCGAACACGCCGGCAATCTGCGGGATGGGAAGCAGTTTTCCAGTGACCTTGTCGCGGAACGACTCCACCGACAGGCCCATTCTTGCGAGCGCCTCTTTGGCGTCGTCCGCAGGAGCCACCAGTTTCGCGAGCATCGTCTTGATCGCGGTGCCGGCTTCCTCGCCCATGATGCCAGCGCGGGCCATGGCCGCCATCGCCTGCGAAATACCGAACAGGCTTTGCCCGAACTTGTCGCCGGACGCACCGACCTGGCTGAACGCTTCGACCATCTGCGCGATGTTCGTTTCGGAGCTGTCCGCCGCAGCCGAGAGCGTATCGACCGCTTCCTTGGCCGACACGCCGAACACGTTCATTGCGACCTTCATGAACGTCGCGGCCTGCTCGGCCTCGACGCCCGACACGGTGGCGAACTGCACGGCCGCCTCGGCCGCACCGCCAAGCGCGTCCTCCACCGACATGCCCGCCTTGACCAACAGCGTGATCGACCGGGCGGCATCCGTAGCCGAAATGCCCATCTCGCGGCTCATGCGCAGGGCGGCCTCGCGGGCCGCCTCGAACTGCTTGGGCGATATGTCGATGGCACTCGCCTTCAACTCCAATAGCGCGTCCTCGAACGTCGCGGCGGCCCTGGCGGCAGCGACGAGCGGTGCCCCCATCGCGACGCCGCCGAGCGTGGCGACCGTGCCGATCTTCCGCAGCGATGCCGCCATCATGGCCGTGCGGTTGTGCACCCGCCTCATCGCGGCCACGAATTTCGTGTCGTCCGCGGAAATTTCCACGAACGTCAAACCGGCACGGACTGCGGCGGCACTGCTCATAGTATTTCCTGCAGTTGTTGGTCCGTGATTTCAGGGACCGTAACCGCGGCCCTCATCGGGTGGATTTCATCGGCCGTGTACGGCCGGCTGCGCTGCTTCGGGTCACGGTGAACTTCCGCGATCTGCGCGACGATCGCGCAGGTGTGATTCCAGCGTTCCCGCTGCCAGCCGCGGACGGCAAAGTAGAGCTCGCGAAGGGACCACTGCCCGGGGTGGACGCCGAGGATTCCGGCGAGCTCCCAGGCGTACTCCCAAACGTCAGTGACGAGATCGCCGCGTCTATTTCCCGCTCGACCGCCGGCATCTGCCTCGCCAGCTCCTTCTCCGCCGCCGCTTCCGCCTTCTTCATCCGATCCAGCATCAGTTCGAGGATCGCTCTCACGCGGGGGCGGCAAAAAAAAACCATCTCCTCCAGCAGAGCGATATGCGCCGCGGCCAGAGTTTCGCCATTGAGCCCAGCAAAGAAGTCGTCGGCCGTCATACCACGCTGGGTCGCCTGCGGCTCGACCACGGCCCACAGCACTTCCACCAGCGTGTACGGGTCCGTCAGCCGCTCGATGCTCTTGCGTTCCTCGGTGGCGATGTCGGTCAGATCGACGCCGCTGGCTGACTTGACGCGAGCCCACGCAAGCATGTTGCCGGCGATGTCCCACGTCCTTCCGGCAGTGTCCTTGAAGCTACGCATTGTTGGCGTTGGTGACCTGTTTTAGAAGGAACCGCGCTCGCACCGGGCCGTTGAGCGGCTCGTCTGCGTCAAGCTCGTGAATGATGAAATCCCACTTCTGGCCGTCGAGCACGCCGTGATAAAACGCAACCTCCACTACCCGCGGCAGCCAATATCCTCCGACCGCCTGCGACATGCGATCGCGCATGAATGCGATCACCTTGTAGTCCGGCGTTGTGAAAGAGACTTCCAGGCTGCGGTGCGTGACGACCGAAGACGAGATAGACACGCCGAACTTTGTCGCGTCGATCTCTCGCTGCACGACACGGACAGTGGCATCCTCGATGCCGACCATGAGGTTGCCGTCGATAGTTAGGGCGCAGTTGCGGCCAAGGCGAAATTCCTGTCCGAGCCGCGCCACTGCTCACCTCGATCAGCCGACGTACTTGCGGAGCGAGATGGTCGTCTCGATCGCGCCGTCGATTTCCTGCGGTTCGCTGATGTTGTTGACGTAATACACGCCTGTCGAAGTCGTGCCGGTCGTGCCCGAGGACGGGGCGATCGTGACCACGCCGGTCGCGTGCATGACGCACGAGTGATCGAGCACCGTGACCTCAATCGCGGTGTTACGCCGGACGGGCACGAACTCTTGAATGTCGTCCGAGCCCCGGGTCGTGACTTCGGCCTCCGCGCTCGTCTCGTTGGTGATGTTGACGGTGCGCACGTCCTTGTTGGCGATGCTGCTCGCGAACGAGAACGACTGATTCTTACCAAGCCGGTACGAGTGTGCGACGGGGGGCATTGCCTGCTCCTGCGGGGTTCAGTGGCGGCCGTCCGGCCACCTGTACGTCAGTATACCCGCTACGCCCTTTTGACGGAAAACCCACGGCCGCCGTAGGAGACGCGGAACGCGCCTTGGAACGCTCTGGCGATGTCGCCGCGGGCGATGGCGACGCGCATCGCCGGCCCCATGAATGGCCGGGCCGGATAACGCACCACCTGGCGACCGCCGGACAGCGGAGCCCACTTGCTCATGTCGCTAGGCCGCGTCCCTTCGCCCAGCTTCCAGATGATCGGGCTCCGCATCTGCCCGCTCTTGGTGGGAATCTGAGGCTTGAAAACCCAGGTGTTGAGCGCGACGGTGCCGCCGAACTCGTGCAGATACGGGAGCTGCCGCCCCTTCCGCGACGGGCCGACGACGGCCGAGGCGGTCATGCTGTCGTAGAAGTTCCACAGGTTGCGGCGGAAGCCAAGAAACGACTGCGGGCTTCCGGCATACGGGGTGTGGGTATAGACGGGCGATCCAGGAGGAGAGGACGGTGGATTGCGGACCTCGCGCACGATCCTGTCCGCGGTCCGCTGCGAAATAGCCCCTCCGGACACCATCCGCGAAAGCGGCAGGCCGGCGTATTGCTTGGCGACCTTAGTCGGGAGCCTCGCCATGCCTCGCTTCTTGATGAGCCGGCGAGCGTGATCCTTGACCCGCAGCGACGCCTTGGTCAAGGCACGGTAGTCCATTTCGGACAGGGCATCCTTGATTGCCTGCCGGTCAAAAAAGTTGTTGACGCTCACCCGCAGGCCGACGCCGGGGACCGTGATCCCCATGGAAAACGGGTTCATGGGAGTTTCCCTTGGCTGATTCGGTACTGCACGGCCACGTCTGCCAGAAACACGCGGCCGCCGGCCATCGCGTCGCGGTCGAACGTCGTGATGTTGGATATTGCCAACCACTGCACGCCGTCCGGCATGGCTGGCGTTGCCGCGGGCAGCTTGGCCGACCGGATCGCGTCCACGATCTCGGTCCGCAGCTCGATCAGGTCGTCAATCTCGGCGTCGTCGTTGAATCGCTTTGACATGACGACGTGAATCTCCACGTCGAACAGGTCCGCGCCTCGCGAGACGTTCGTCACCTCGACCTGGCCGGGGACGACGGATACCTGGAGCACGCCGGCCGTGATTGGCTCGGTTTCGGGGACGAATCGCCTGGCCGCGCTCCGGCACGTCAGCGGCCCGGAGAACGTCGCCGCCCGCATGGACGACGCCAGTGCGTCCGCGATCCGTATTTCGATTGCCGAACTGGGCATGGGCACCTCACCATGGTTTCGGGCCGGGCTCTGCTACCATTCTCGCCAATCGCGCGGCGTTCTTCGTCAGACGATCGTCGTCCGGGCTGCGCTTGGCCGCCTCGGCGGCATGCCTCGCGGCTTCCTCAAACCTCCCCAACTTCCAAGCCGCGGACGCGGCCAGATCGGCCGCGGCGGAACCGTAGGCCCGCGGGTCGCTGGTGTGGGTCTGGTTGTTCTGGTGGCAAGCCATCGCCTGCCGGGCGTAGTAGAGGGCCGCCACGGCGTCCTCCATGCCCCAGGCCCGCTCCGCGATCGTCAGGTACGCCTCCGGCTCGCAAGGGCTCTGGATGATCGCCTCCAGGAGCCGCCGGGTGCCCTTGTCCGCCTGCCGGCGTGCCAGCACGCGGTAGGCATAGGCTCGCTCGTGCGGCGTCCCTCCTGCCAGCGTCAGGTATCGCTCGAATGCCGGCACGGCCTCGTCGGAATTGCCGTAGTCGAGCTCCCGGGCCAGATACCACTGCATGCGGGCGTCCAACGGGTTTTCGCGGACCGCTTGGCGGAGCAGCGTCAGGTCGGTGCCGTGGGATTTTCCAGGCTGCCGGTGATGGCGAATTACCAGCCGTTCCGAGTACGCCTCAACGTCGTCCCCACTCCAGCGGACCAGCCCCTCGTGGGTCGCCCCGGTCCAGCGGTAGCCGCCCCGGGAGTGAATCCGGTCGCAGAGAAACCGGACCGACTCCGACCAGTGATACCAGTAGCGGAGCTTGGTCGTGTACGGCTTCCAATCGGCCTCTAGGGCTTCCCGCCACCCCGGGTCGAGCTGTTCATCCAGGTCGAGGCGGATGCACACGTCCACGTCGGCCGGAACGTGCATCAGCGACAGGTTGTGGGCGTCGTCCCATCGCCACGGCTGCGGGGAGCCGCTCACAACGGTCACGCCAGCCGCCGCGAGCATTTCCTGCGTGCCGTCGGTCGATCCTGTGTCTGTCACGACCCGCGCGTCGGCGTCGCGGCACGACGCCTCCCAGGCGGCCACGTTGGCGGCCTCGTTCCGGGCCAGAGCGTAGACAGCCACCCTCATGTCAGGACCGCCGCCTTCCTGAGCCCGTCGTCATAGAACTCGACGGCACGGCCGGACTCCCGCACAAACTCGTCCACCGCCCGCCGCACGTCACGGTTGTCGCAGTCGTCGGCGAGGATCACCTTGCAGCCGGACACGAGCCGAAGGTCCGCCAACGCACCGTCGAACGAGTGGTCGCCGTCAACGTGGGCGAAGTCGGCGGGCGGCAGCGATCGGATGGCATGGGAGTCCACGACGATGAGGCGGGCGAATATCGTGTGCCGCTCGATCAGCCGTTTCGAATGAGCGAGGCAATCGTAGGAGTCGTCGTCCATCGCCCCGTCGATGCACAGCCAGCTCGTCGTGGGCATGGCTTCGTTGAACGAGAGCAGGGAGTACCCGCAGCGGGTGCCGATCTCGATGCCAGTCCGCGGGGCGGCCGCCGCCACCACGGCCGCTTTAAACGCGTAGTGCCGGATGACCGCTGAGTCGCAGTAGAACCAGTCGTTCTCTCGCCAGTTGGTTTGCAGCTTGCCGGCCACCCGGTCGTGCAGCTCCAGCGGCAGCGTCATGCCCATGCGTCCCTCGTCAGGTTGACCGCGTCCGTCAGGTCGAACGTGGCGATCCACGCTTCCGCGTCGCGGACGCCGAACGTGGCGGCGAGCGTCTTGCCGTTCCTTGCCAGGCCGGCACAGAACTCGATGGCCCGCTGTTCCCGAAACGCGAACGGTTGCGAAATACTCTCCATCCGCCAGCCGTCCGCCTCGTTGAAGGTCACGAACCGATGTTCGTAGATGCGCCGGCCGGCGTCCTCGGCGACCTCATGGACGATCGCCAGCCACCGGCCGTTGTCGATCGGAACGAGCTGAGAGCCGCCGCGGAACTGGGCTGCGACATGCGGGGCTTCGGCGTGATGGGTGACGCGCCACGCCCCGTCTTCCAGCCGCACAGTGGCCGTCCGCCCGTTGACCGAGCAGGCGTAGAGCCATTCCCTGCGGCCGAGAATCGGCATCCAGTTCTTTTCGTGGTGGCCGTCGGCCGTAGCCGGGCAGGCCAGCCCAACGAGAGCCCCTCTGCGTAGCTGGGCTGTTGCAATCCGGCAAGTCCCGTCGTGTGGTGCCATGTTTCGGACGGTAGCCGAAACCACACACTCGCCATCAACGACGTTCAGCCGCACGTCCTCAAAGCCATCGACTGCGTATTCCGTTTTCTCGTAGTCGCATGCCCACGGGGCTGAATGCTCAATGGCGAGATCGTCGTTGATCCGGCACAGGACGTTTCCGGTGCGGATAATTCCGCTGTCCTCCGGCGGCATGACGTACTGGCCGTCGATGATTCGGTAGTTTGAACTGCGGACGTTGACAGTCCAGCATCCCTTGCGAACGACCGATGGGTTGAACAGCGACCATCCGCTGCGGAACGGCTCGCACTGCACTTGCTGCATGCGCACGTCGAGCAAGTCGCCGAGCAGTTGCGTGTACCAGGTCCGGTTGCGTCGCACGATCGCTTCCATGCCGGGCTCGAGCCTCGTGCGGGCCAGCCGCTCGCACGCCCGGCGGCCGGCGTCCATTTCGCCAGCGGCGTATGCGTGGGCGGCGATGCGAAAGAGGTGCTCGGTCATGGGTACATTGGTACACCACGCCGGCAATCCGGGAAACCGCCCCCTAGAGCCCCGCGGCCTCCCGAAACGCGGTGTCGAGGGTCGAGGCGTCGAGGCCGAGGGACGGCCCGAGGGCCGCCAGCCACGGGCTTCCCCGATAGACTTCGGTCCCATACTCCCACTCGACGCGGACGCTCTCGCGGGTGATCGCGTCGGGGATTGAGTTGACCGCCGCGTCGACGCTTGTCAGGCTGACGCCGTGCCGGACCAGCCAGAGGCGGGCTTGCCGGGCGGAGATCGTCGGCGGGACAGGGTCGGCATCCTCGGCGAGCTGCCAGCCGGGCGGCAGTTCGTCGGCCGGAACGGCCGTGCATCCGTCGGGCGGCGCCCAGCCGTCGGGTAAATCCGCCCGGACGAACGTCTGGACGAAGCCGCGCGTGTCTACGATTGCGATGTCCATCAGAAATACACCACGATTCGGACCATTCCGTTCGCTCCGTTGCCGCCGGCGCCGCTGGCGTAGCCGTTGAACGCGGCCCCGCCGCCTCCACCACCGCCGCCTGGGAATCCGCCGTTGCCGCCGTTGCCGCCGGCCGTCGTGGCGTTTCCGGCTCCACCGCCACCGCCACCGCTGCCGCCCGCGGAAAATACGTTGTTCGCGGTTGCGCTGGTTGCGTTTCCGCCCGGCGCCGTGCCGCCCTGCCCCCAGCCGATCCCGCCGCCCGACCCGGCAGCGGCCCATTGTTGCGAAGTCCCAGGCGCGCCGTTCCGACTGTTGTTGCTGGAGTCGATGCCGCCACCGGGACCGCCTGGACCGCCGCCGCGGAGATACATCCCCTGCCCGGAGCCGTTAGCCGTGACGCTGCCAGCCACGGCGCCGACCGAAGCCCCTGTTCCTGCGGGCTGGTTGAATCCTCCTGCGCCAGCCGCAGCCGTCCCACCGCTGCCGCCGCCGTTGTTCACTCCAAGCACCAGCAGCGGCGCCGCGCCACTGGAGAGGGCCACAGAGGACGATCCGCCGTTTGTCCCGGCGTTGCCGTTCGTGTCGTCGGTCCCCTGCGCCGCCCCGCCTCCGCCCCCGGCGCCGACCGTGATGGTGAGCGTGGTCGAGGGCATTTCCGCGACGGCCAGCATGGCCTCGCCGAGCGCGCCGCCGACGCCAGCGCCGCCGCCGAACCGCGCGGAGGCCGCGGCCCCTCGGCGGCCCGAACCGCCGCCGGCACCGCCAGCGATGGCGATCATGTAGACGGCCTTCGCCCCGGCCGGAATCGTCCAGGTGTACGGGCCGGGTGTTGCCCCGGTCGCGTCGGCTGGCGCCGCCGTTCGCGTGAAGTCAAAGACCGCGGAGATCGGGGCGTAGGTCTGGTCGCCGCGGAGGTACGTCGAGGCCGAAGCCGTCCCGCTCCCGAGCCGCGCCGTCGCGATCGTGCCGCTGGTCAACAGACTTGCGTCTGTGGTGGCTGGCCCGGTTGGTCCGGTCACCGTTGATGCGGCGCCCGTCGGCCCGGTCACCGTTGATGCCGCGCCGGTCGGCCCGGTGATCGCCAGCAGGTCAATGGTCGCCGCCCCCCAAGAGCCGCCGGCCTTCGGCCCATAGAAGTCAGCCCCGAGGGTGTCGATGTACCAATCGCCATCCACGCCAGCGTTCGCCAGCGGGACGCCGGCCCCGGCGATCAACGTCGCGCCGCGAACCCCGGACGGGCCCGTGCTGCCAGTCACACCGGTCGGGCCAGTGGCCCCGTTGCTGCCGTTGCTGCCGTTGGTTCCGGCAGCCCCCGTCGGCCCCGTGGCCCCCTGCTGGCCGGCCGTGAGGAGCACACCGCCGCCCCACGCTCCGTTCGCCTTTGGCCCATAGAGCCGGCCGGCGTTTGTGTCGAGGAAGAAGTCGCCGCTGTTGCCGAAACCGGACACAGGCCCGGTCGTGCCGGACCAGAACTTTGCCCCGTCAAACCCGCGCGGCCCGGTGGCTCCGGTCTGACCCATGCCAGGAAGCCAAGCCGAGCCGTCCCACGTCAGCAGCGAGCCTGTCGCCGGCGCGGTCGCGCTGACGCCGCGGCCCTGAAGCTGGGTGGCGTTGCCGGATGTCGGGGATGAAATCAAAAAGAATGGCATGTCAGGTCATCCAAAAGGTGGCTCGCACCTTGTCCAGCGTGGACGTGTCTCCTCCGGCGCGGCTGAATCGGAACTGAATGAGCTCCCCTGCATTGAACGTGCCAGCGGAGCCAGACTGCGAATCCGTTCCGCTCATGCTGGCGAACGCGCTCCACAAGGTTTCGTTCTCCAACAGCCAGTTCAGCACGCCGTAATTCCAGTATTGTCGCGACCATGTTTCGAGCGTGTAGTTGAGCGTCCCGCCAACCAATGCCCGCAAAATCACTTCCGGATATGACTGAGTGTTTTGGTTGTTTCCGTAGATCGTGATATCGAACGGCGCCGCGGCTGTGCCGTGCCCGAACCGCTCGACGGTCGCCGACTCCAAATACCTGTCTTCCCGCCAATCTATCAGCGACGCCGGCCTCACGCTGCCGCATCGACCGATCATTGCTTCAAGTCTCCCATCAGAAGCCATTCGTCTGGGCGAATGAGCACCGCCGTTGCCGTTGAGTTCACGGCCCGCAACTTCTGGCCCGGAGTTGCCAAAACCGTAACGCCGTTGGCGCCAGTAATCAGCACGTCGTTCGTTCCGATTCGTGCCACGTCGATATGCACGCCGGTCGCGTAGGCCACAGTCCCCGCAGCCGGGATCGTGGCACGGAGCGTCGAAAAACCGTTGCTAGTGAACACCACCATCTTGCCGGCGTCGCCGAGCACAAGGTTGTAGCTGCTGGATTGCAGGCTGATCCCCTGGCCGTCGCCCCACGAGCCTGCCAAGCCTGCGACGCCCGTTGGCCCCGTCGGGCCGCCGTTTGGGCCTGTTGGGCCCGTGACGGTCGAGGATGCACCAGTCGGACCTGTGCTGCCAGTTGGACCCGTGACAGTGGATGCCGCGCCGGTACTGCCCGTTGGGCCGGTACTGCCCGTTGGCCCCGCGACGGTCGATACTGGCCCGGTGCTGCCCGTCGGGCCGGTGCTGCCCGTGACTCCGGTTGGTCCGGTGACGACCGAGGCCGATCCGGTGCTTCCGGTGGCCCCAGTGACGCCCGTCGGCCCTGTAGGTCCGCCAGCGATTGAGGAGCCGGCCCCCCAAGAGCCGTTTGCCTTGGGCCCGTAGAGCACGCTCGACGCGGTATCGACGTAGAAGTCGCCGGACCGGCCGATGCCGTTGCTCGGCGCGCCGGAGCCTGAAAACGTCGTCGCCCCGTCCATGCCGGCCGCACCCGTTGGTCCGGTCACGCCCTGCGACGCCAGCCAGGTCGAGCCGGAGTAGGTCAGGACGGCTCCGGTCGCCGGCGCCGTGGCGCTGACCGGGCGGCCCTGCAGTTGGGTTGCGTTGCCGCTCGACGGCGATGAAATGAGGAAGAACGGCATCAGTCGCTCTCCACCAGTTGCGTGTGAATCCGCCGCGTCCGCTGCTGCCTGTCAGCCCAGCTCCACGGATTGTTGGCAGCTCCAGGCACGAATACCTCGTACACCCGCTGCACGCCGTCGATCGTTTCGCGAATCCGGTCGCCCCGCACGGGGGCTTCCGAAATATCCGCCGCCGCCACGAAGAAGTCCCGCGTCTCGGTGCGTGCTATGGTCCCGGAGGCGTCCTGGGAGTCCCACCGCGTCGATCCGATCGTTGCTGGCACGTTCTTGTCGAACATGGTCCCCTTGCGGCGATACGCGACCATGACGGCCATATGCTGCCGCCGCTTGGCCTCGAAGTAGTCCGCGCCTTTGGCGATCAGGTCTTGCATTGGAGCCACCAGGGGCCCGGGGGCGGCCGCAGCCTACCCCCGGGCACCCTTTGATTACTCAGGCACCCGGGACCAGGAGCACGTTCACGGTCGCGTCGCCCACGGCCGGCTGGTCAGCGACGTAGCCGGCGGCCACGCCGGTCACGCCCGTCACCATCTGGCTGTTGAACCAGTAGACCTTCGAGCCCTGGGCGTAGTTCGTGCCCGAGCCGGTCGGCTTGGGGAACGAGAACACGCCAGACACCGCCACCGCGCCCTTCTCGTTGGCCGCGATCGCCCGTGAGGCGACCGTCACCAGCGACCCGAGCACCACCACGTCGCCCGCCGCCACCGCCGAAGCCGGCGTGTGGTCGAAAGCGTCACCATCCGCACGATTGGAAGCCACGTTTCTGACCCTTTCCTGTTCTGGAATCTGGAATTTGGAACCCCGGCCGGCCGGAAGTCACTCCGGCCGGCCGGGCACGTTGTCACTGCGATCAGGCGGTCGCCATCCGGTATGCCGCACGGCTTTCAGCCTTGGCGACGCCGAAGGAGAAGTGCCCGCGGACCTGGATGCCGAGCATGTTGAAGTCGGCCTCGGCCTGCTCAACCGTCGGAACCCGGACGCCGTTCAGGAACGCCACCTCCATCGCCGGCAGTTCGGCGGGGTTGGCGACGAGCCACCACGTCGAGGAGCTGGAGAGGTAGGACGAGCTGACCACCCGGTAGCGGCCCGCCAGCACGTTGACGTTCGTGCGGGTGGCGTTCTCCCCGGTGATAAGCAGCGAACCGCTCATCAGCTCGGCAGCGGTGATCTCCAGTTCGGGCGGCACCAGCAGGATCGACGGGGCGATCCCGAGCGGGTTGCCGTCCGGGTCGGTGATCTTCCGGTAGGCCGAGGCCGCAGTCCGGAGCGAGCCGATCGCCAGCGCGTTCCCGGCAGCGGCCGAAGCCGCCTGGTAGAACGTGCTGTTGCTCGCCTCGAACGCCGCCCAAAAGCTCTTGTTGAGCCTCGTGGCGGCACCCCGTCCCAGCCGGGCCGGAACCGCGGTGATCGCTCCGAGATCGTCGTTCACGATGTCAACCATCGTGATGGACGACATGCGGCCGTAGAGGTCCGCCTTGATCGTCCGCGTCTCGTCGCTCGCGTCCGCGCTCTTGAGCTCGCCGGCCGGGCTCACCTGCTCGAACTCGAACCCGCCGTTGAGCCGCACCCCGGTGACGGTCTTGTAGTCCGACACCGACCGGATGCTGGCGATCTGCTCGTAGTTCATCTCCACGGCCGTGTAGCCCTGGAGAAGAAACTTGCCATAGGTCGCCGCCAGCACGTTGCTGATGGAGTGGGTCGCGAACGAGCTGGCAAGCACCTCGCGGATGTTGCCGGCCGTGACACGCGCCGGGCCGTGGTAGCCGTTGGAGCGGGCAGCCTCGACCAGAACCTCCTGCAGCCCGATGGTCCGGGACCGCTTGTGGGCGGCCTCCAGCGTCCGGGAGTCGAAGGTCTTCTCGACGCCGCCGAGCCCGCCAGCCAGGCAGAGAGCGGCTTGCACCACCTCCGGCCCTTCGGCCCTTTCCACGACGTGCACAGCCGGCGCGGCGGGGCGGCTGGCACGGATCGCGGCGAGATTGTCCGCCTTGATCCGCTCCACCACCTTCGCGGCGATGCTGTCCACGTCGATCAGGCTCGCACCGTCTCCGCCCTTGGCAGCGACGATGGGCTCGACCTTGTTCTCCGCGGCGACGTTCGCCGGGGCTTCCGTCGTCGGCACGGCGGCCTCGACGGGCTTCTGGTTGAGCTCATCGCTCATGGGGTTGCCCTCATTCGCCTCGGCGGCGATCGCCGCGGACGTGTTTCCGTCCGCACCAAACAGCACAACGCTCGTCTCCCGGAGGTCCGACCCCCGGACGACAGACACAGGACCGGCAAACTCGCGACCGTTGACGCTCACGACCGCACCGGAATTGACGTTCTCGATCGACGCCGCATCGGCGCCGATGCTCGCCTGGAGAGGCACGCCGGCCTTGGCGAGAGCGATCACACGTTCCGCGACCGGGCCGCTGCCAAGCAGTTCTCCGCGGAGAATGAGCTGCGAACCGTCGTTGACGATCTCCGTGGACCGCCCGATGACGCCGTCGAGGCTGCGGTCGTGCGACCACAGGATCGGAATTGACGCCTTGGCCGTGTTCATGCCGGCGAGGTCAACGACCAGCGGGTTGCGGCTCCAGCCCTGCCTGATGGAAGCGCCGGTGTAGGCGACGAGCTCGAACGTCGGCGTCCGCCCCTCGGCCGCCTCGATCCGTATGTCGGTGGACAGGGTGATGCGATTGCTCATGCCGGTTGCCCCATGTCGGTTGCGGGAACCCTTGGACGGGGAGCCGATTCAATCCCCAGTTCGCTTTCCAGTGCCTTCTCGGCGGCCCGCTGCCGGAGCACGACCCGCCAATCCCGGCCACGCTTGGCACAGACTTCCGCGAGGCTCGCCATGTTCGCGGACACCATCGCCGCATCCGCGTCAGCCTCTTTCAGCGGATCGACGTGCTCGAAGCCGTCCCAGCCCCACGACCAGTTCCATTCCGCGAACGGAGGCAGGCCGTCTGGGATCAGCCCGGGGACGACAGCGGCTTCCTCGTGCCATGCCCTGAACAGCGGATCAAGCCAGACCCGCTCTAGGTCGGATCGCTCGACCCCGAGCCTCTTGCGGTAGACGAGGTAATCGCCCCGCATGCTGCTGTAGTTCGCGGTGGACGAATCCATCGCGGCCACGATGTACGGCATGTCGATGCAGCGGGCGATTTCATTGAGGAGGCGGCGCACAAACGCGTCGTATGACGACGTTGGGTGCTCGGCCTTCATCTGGTACGGCTCCCAGCCGTCCGGAGCCGCGATCGCCATGCCGCGGACGATCGGCATGGTTTCCAGCGTCTCCAGCTTCGCGGCCCCGGCCCCTTCGGCCGGCATGGTCGTCTTGAGAATCGCGGCGAAGTCTGCGGCCGTCTCGGCGGCCGTCACGGTGGCGAGCGTGTAGCGCCGGAGCATCGCGAACAGTTCCAGAGCCGGCGCCAGTTCCGGCACACCGCGGTGCTGGCCGGGCCGCGTCTGGTGGAACCAGTGCAGGCACTTGCCGGCGTCGATCCACGCACCGTCGAGGAACCAGCCGGGGAACAGGCCGCCCGGGTGCCGCTTCGTGATCCAGAACTCGGTCGTGTTGCCGTCCGCGTCGAACCGCACCCCGTCAACGTCGTTCTCAGCGGGCATCCCGAACGGGCTGATGCAGTGGTCGGCCTCGACCAGACGCACGTCGAGTTGGACGCCGCGGAGCCGATTGTTGGTGATGTGCACGCCGAACGATTCGCCGTCGCCCAACTTGGCAATCTTGGCGAGCCGCAGCTTGCGGGCCAGGTCGATCGCGTCGAACCAATCAGACACCGCCAGTTCGATCTGCCGCGTCGCCTCGGCGTCCACGTCCGGGCCAAGGTCAAGCCGGAGCGACGGGCCGGTGCCGATCAAATCATGCGCCCAGGTGCTCGCCATGCCCGCGGCATAGGAGTTGTTGCCCAGTTCGTACCGGGCCCGAGCCCGCATCTTGCGACGCACTTCCGGCTGCAGCGCCGCGTCGGCGGAGTAGTAGTCCGCCATCGCCCAGTGCCGCTCGTTGAGCGGGGTCGTCTGTGCGGCGTCGTACCGGGCCTTGATGAGCGAGTGGATGGTGGCCGTCTGCGCAGCGAGTTGCTTCTGCAGCTTACGCCGCCCGCCCGCACCGGGAATGTAGTCCATCAGCCCCATCAGCCGGTCGCCCCCGGATACTGAATGCGTGCCATCCGCAGCGAGTTGAACGGGCTGCCGCCGCTGGACGCGACGCGGGCCTTCATCACGAACTCGGCCGCGGCAATCTGCTGGTCGAGCTCATGCTGCTCAACTTCGCCGGCCTCCGTGCGCGCGCGCTTCGGCTGGGCAAGGTTGTCAGCGATTGCGTTCAGCACGTCGTCGTTGGTTGCCACTGGAGTCTCCGCAGCGGTGCCCCGCTACGTTCAGTGTACCAACGTACACGTTATCCGTGGCTACGCAAACTCGATCAGCGCGTTGCAATCCTCGTCGTCCTCGAAGGCATCGAAGTCCGTGTCCACCGGGCGGCCTCCGAGGGAATGGGGTTGTCTACCCCGATTTTACCCCCGGACGTGCGCGCCTTACTTCGCCGCGATCGACAGCCCCGCGTTGGCTAGGGCGTAGCCAAACCATGCGATAGCCATGCCGCGTTCGCCCTTGAGCCATTGGTCGCAGGCGATCAGCAAATACACGGCTCCAACGGCCAGAATCAGCGTTTTGCTCACGGCCAATGCCCCTCCGCAATGTCGTCGCTCAGGTCGCCAATACCTTCGGCCAAGTGCATCAGCACCTGCGCCGGGATCGCCAGGCCGATTGCCAGTACGGCCAGTACCCACGACGCTATGAGCCGCATCGCCTGCGCCTCTTGGCGGCCCGCCTGGCATCCAGCCAATCGGCGGCCGACAGGAGCCACGTCGCCAGCGTGCGAATTTGCCTGGCGTCGCTCTCGTCAAACGCCAAGGCCGCCACCTCGACGGCCGTCCCGCACTCCTGCCGTCCGTCCAGCACGAGCTCCCAACTGGCGAACGACGCCGCGGGAACGTCGTCCAGTCGGCACAGGTTTCGGTTGAGATGCAGCGGCTTCGGTTGCATGAAGAATCCCCGGGCGGGTTGCCCCGCCCGGGGCTCCGAGATCACTGGTAGCGGACGACGGCAAACCAGCCGCGGCGAAGCGGCGAGTAGGCCACGCCAATGTCCACCGGGGTGCGCCGGCCCCAGTAGCAGCAGTTTTTCTTGGCCTGCAATGGGCCGGCGGTCGAGAAACCGATGCCCTCGTACCGGCCGCAGCTGGAGTGGACGAGAGCGCCGCGCCGCGCGAGCACGACGGCATGATCCTGCGCGCCGGTCACAACGACGACGGGCGGCGCCGCGGCAGCCACCGACGCCACGGCCACGATCAGAGAGGCGAGAAGACTTCGCATTGAAATACCTCCGAAGGGTGAACTCCGGCCTCGCGGCCGGACCGCACTTCGTTCTGCCACGCCGGCGCAATGGGTCAACCGCCTCACCACCGTCTCTGCGCCTTCGCCATGACCGCCGCCCTGGCCTTCGCCATCTCCTCTCGCGTCACGACCCGAGCCGGCGCAATGGGCCGGCCCTCTACCCCGATTGCCGAAACCCCCCGGTATGACGCCGCCACGGCTGCACCGACAACGCAATCGAGCAGATGGTTGTCGCGTCCAGGAGTCAGCCGCCACTCGTCGCATTCTCGCGCCTTGCTCGCGACACGCACCGGCACTTCCGACGAGAGTTGCTCGGCGAGCATCGTGTGGTCGCCGGAGTGGATCGTGAACCCGTTGGGGTCTGCAATCGGCATCTTGATCCGCGACGAGATGAACGTCTTCCACGCGTTCGTGTCGAACAGGACGTGCCGTTGTTTGCCGATCGTGCTAGTGCGCCAGTTCGGCCCAACCCGCTCGCCCTTGTCCGGTGCCTTGTCGGAAAGCGTCTGGCCGCTGGCGCCCACGAACCGGCCGTGCGTCGGCAGGATTCGCGGCCCCCACCGGGACCGCCTGGCGAAGTCTCGAACGACGCCCTGCGTCTGTGCCCAGTTAGCGTCCACGAACATCTGATCGCACCGGAGAACGGCGTCGTCCGATTCGCGGGCAAACTCGCGGTCCAGAAGCATCGCGGCCACGGCCTCCAGCCCAGCGTGAATCGCCGCCTCGACGTTGTCGCCGTGGGCTCGGCCGAGCGTTTTCTTCGCATCCCGCAGGCTGAAATATGCGCGGCCCTGATCCGGGTAGGCACCGTATGCAACCAGGTGGCCGCGGAAGCCGTGCCCCCAGCCCACGACGGCCCAGTAGAGCAAATCCTTTTGCACGTCCACGCTCGCCGTCAACGAGTCGATGCCGCGAGGCACGATCCATCGCGGCACTTCAATCGCCCGGGCACGCACGTCGTCGGCCTTGAGCCCGGCCGATTCGGCCGCGTCCTTGAGCGGCTGTTGCTGGAACTCACTGGCGAACACGTCGGCGCCGTCGTCAATCAGCGCGTTGTACGCATGCTGTATGGCCGACACTTCTCGCTCCGGGTCGTAGCAGCTTGCCCACGACACGAGGCAGCCCGCGTCCATCGCCTCGCGGTTCTCGCCGTAGAACGCGTTGGCCTCCGCATGGGCGCGCTTCTGGTCGCCGACAACGTCCCTGGCGAATGACGTGCGGATTTCGCGGTAGCGGTCCATCCAGAGGTCTTCGTGGCGGTCCGCGAACTTTCGCACCATCGGTATCCGCTCGCCCTGCCACCCCGGATGCCGGCCGGCGTCGAGGAGCTGATCCACCATGTCGTCGGGCGCAATCACCGTGGCGTTCACGACGCACGCCATGCTCGTCGTGTGCCCGGACAGCTTGAGAACGCTCTTGAGGAGGATTTCGAGCCGAGCCTGGCACTGGACCGGCGAGCGTGCGCTTTCCCGCGTCTGCGGGTCGTCCACGATCACGAAGTCCGGCCGGAGTTGCCGGCCGTCGGCGGCCTTGTGCCGCAGGCCGAGGATCGAGCCCGTCAGGCCGCGGCTGGTGATGATCGCCCCGCTTGAGAGCGAGCCGGCAATGGTCGGAAACACGACCGTATCCTGCGTCCACTGGATATGCGTGCGATTGCCCTGGTGCGTCTGGCTCGCGCACCGCTGCGGCTTGCCCTCAAGCGCACGGATCGCGTGGCACACTTCGGGAAAGTCGGCGTAGAGCAGATCGTTGTCGGAGAGCTCTGTCTTCGCCGACATGATCGCCTTGGTGGCGAGCCCGGCTTCCGCCGCGAAGATCGCCCCAAACTTCCTGTGCCCGTAGAGCACGGCCCACAAGAGAGCGTTTTCCGAAATGGTGGATTTCGCAAACCCTCGATACACCGCGTTGGTGAAGCGTCCGCCCGCCAGCACGCAGTCCTGGATACGTCCGATCACACGCTCATGGTCTTCGGAGAATGGCGACAAGCCGGTGGAGTATGGGAAATACTCCACGAGGAACGACCGCAGGCTGTTCCGGCATCGCTCCCGCCTGGCAGGATCAACAACCGATGGTATTTCGCCAATGTCGGACCCGCGGCGAGTTCGCTCGCGGCTCCGCTCAAGGTCTTGTATCCGCTTGCGTTCAGCCGCCGATTCCATTTCGTACCCACCAGTGACACAGAAGCGCGGCGTCCGCACGGCCGTCGTCTTTGACGCGGGAAAACAGGTGGGCCGACGACGGCCACAGCCTCCCGGCGGCGAGCCGGTGGCTGCCCTTGTCTCGGCTTACGCCAAGAGCCTTCGTCCAGACCTGTGGCCGGACGAGCGTTGTCGGGACGCCGAGGCCGGCAAGCACACCCTCTAGCAACCCGAAGCCGCGGCCGAAAGAGAACGCCGAGGTTGCTCCGGCTTGCTGGACGCCTTGAACGTGCTCAAGGACCGCCATGTGGATCGTGCCGGCCGCGCGGATCATGGCGACAACTGCCGCAGGGTCGATCGTCTTCCGGCCTCGCACGTCCGCCACCGGCATGTCGCCGACGAGCGTGACGCAATCGCCTCGCAGCAGCATCGCAGCACCGCTGATGCCGGGGTCGATTCCAAGGATGGCCTGCATTTCTCGTACCGTTTCGTATCGTTTGTGATGTGGTTTTGTGTTTATCCGGGTCCGGATAGCGCCGGCCTCTGCCGTCTCGCGGCCGCGTGGCGTGGGTTTCGCGCGGCGTTATCCGGCGGCGGCTGCGCTATCCGGGTCCGCATAATGACAAGTTCTCAGGCCAACCTAGCGATCCACCCGCGAACGATGGCGACCGCTCGCTCGTCGTCAGCGGCAAACGTTTCGCCGTTCGTCTTGCGGTTGTCGGCGGCGTAATCGATCGCGGCCTCGCATAGGCGCACCAACGCCTCCCGCTCCTCGTCGGTGAGCGTGGGAGAGCCGAACGTGAACCCTGCGTCTGCGAGCCGCAGGTTGACTCGCAGCCGTTCGATCTCGGCTCGCTGGTCTTGGATGATCTGATCCGCCTGCTCCCATGACATGATCGCCACAGGCTGAGAACCAGCCGATGCAACAGATCGCTCAGTATCGTCGCTCATAGTCGCCGCCTCCTTCGTTCGCGGCTGTTGATCGTACACGTTCTATTGCCCACAGTCCTCTGGAATAGGCATCCAAAAATCGGGCGTCACCAACTCCACACCGTTTCTGGCGTACCACAGGGGAAGCCCGCGCCTCGCCACCCGTGCCGACATCGTCTCCTTGTCGTCACCCCTCGCTCGCCAGAACGCCAGAACGTAAACGCCGTGCAACGGCGGGTCGTCATGGCACCGGCGTAACCTGTTGCGAGGCGACGCAATAGAACCAGCGGATGCAAGAGACGGCTCGCTGGTGTCTCGCGTGTTGTCAGTGTTCATTGCTCGCCGCTCCTGATCCTTGTTGTTAGCTTACGGAATCAGATGTCCCAGTAGTCCCACTCCGAAGGCGGGTGGTGCTTCACGAAGTCATCAAACCCGGCCTGCGACTCAGCGAAGACCTTCTTCTCAAAGTCGCCCCAAACCTTCCCGTGCGTCGGGTGCGAGGCCGTGAACTCATTGACCCACTCGTAGTAGTCCGACCACACCTTGCCCTCAATCGTCCAGCCATCGGCGTGCGTCCCGATGTCGCTTGGGCTCAAGGTGTTCGCCATGTGGCCGTTCTGCGGGTAGTCGTAGGACTTCACAAAGCCGACCGGCGTGCCGTCCAGAACAATCTCACTCATTCTCAGCGTCTCCAGCGAAAAAAGAAAAGCTAACAAAGCCTTGCAGCAGAATCGCGGCGTCGTCTTGCGTCTTGTTCATAGGTTGTTGGCTGCGATCTGCTGAAGGCAGCCGTTATGCCACTAGGTCAATGTCCGAAGAAACCTCGTTGCCCCAAACGTCCCACCCAGGCCGCTTACGCCTTGCAAACAGCTCAAGCCGCGGCCCCGGCGAGATCGCCTCGATGTATCGGTAAGTCTCGTCCCACTTTTCGCTATGCCGTGCTGGGTTTGGAACTTCAATCACGTTTGGCTTGTATCGTTCCAGCGGAAACCGGCACTTTTCCTTGTATCCGAACAGCAGTGTCTGAGTCCGACAGATGAAGTAGTTCCCAAGCCCGCTTGGCTTGATCGCGTGGACTGCCGCCAGATACTTGAATCCCCACGCTCGCATCAGAATGAAGCCGTCCTCCAAAAACTGGTTTGTCGTCCAGAGCCAAAGGTGAGCTTCGGCCGATCCTATCGCCTTCACCGGCAGCCGCAGCATTTGCTCAAGGCTCATCGTCTGATACGGAAGCTCCGTCGCTCTTCTGCGCCGCGCCTTTTTGTATCGCCCTGTCATTTCCTGCTGCCAAGGAGGGTCAATCAATATGCAGCGGTACTCGGCATAACCAGCCGATGGAGCGGACATCGCCGCAGCGTCTTTCGTCATATCATCGTCCTCCGTGGCGATGCCGCTCATCTAGCGTGTTCTCAGTCCAGCCGCGAGAGTGCCGTGTTGACGGCAATCGCGATTTCCGTCCGGCCAGCGTCCTCGCAAATACAGGCGGCCGCGCTAATCGCCTCCCGCTCCTCGTCGGTGAGCCGCAGGCGGGC